TGCTTCAGCAATTTTCTGTTTTGCAAACAAAATCTTGTTGTGCTTCTCAGTTTTAGCCGCATTCAAGCGTGCAAGGTCACTACCGTGCGACTTTTTCTCCAAAACTGACAGTCTTTCGATCAGTTCTTGGTTCTGTCGGCTCAAAAAGTCCAATTTATGGTCTTTTTCGGTTGAAACCTGCTTGTGGTACTCCTTGCGCTTGAGGCGCTTGAGGCGCTTTTGCTCTCTCAAGGCTTCCGCATCAGGGTCAACACCGCCACCAGCGGCCATTTCGGCCTGTCTGGCACGATCATCGGCCTCGTCGGAGTCTTCGTTCTCGTTTCTTGTTGGTGAAGGGATACTTTCAGGCAAATCAACGGTTGCAGAACCATCTTTCTCCTCTTGAATCACAATCACTTCTTGTTCGTTTTCGGTACTCATATGAATGCCTTCATTGCAAGTGGGTCACCAGTAAGTTTGGCAATAACTTCATGGTCGTTTAGAACCATAAAGAGGGCTGGGTCTTCATCAGAATGCGCGTCAGGGACTGGAACCTCCCAACGATCACCACCCCACTTGGGGACTCGGATGTAATCACCAACCTCGCACCAAGTGCCCTCAACCCAAGGCTCCATCGTGTCGCGTTTTTTGAACGCCAATGGGCCAAGTGAGATCACTTTTGCGACCATGTTTTGCCACTTCTCGGTTTCTTTGGTCTCGGAGACCAAAATAATCCCAGCACTCGTTACCGTTTTCTTTGTTCGGCGCAGTTGTACTAAAACTCTTGCGCCAAGGGGTATCGCACCGGGGTCTACAGCAGGAAAAGCATCCCGCAAATCGGCTGAATCACCAGCCACCGTGCTATCTGTCATCGTTATCTTCCTTTAGAAGGTTATTGAGGATTTCAAGGGCTTCCTCAAGGCCAGCGATATGCCCGACTAGGCGTTGGTACGAGGCGTAATCAGCGGCATTACCCGTTGACAAACCTTGCACCACAGCCTCTTTACGCGCTTTTACAGCGCCAATGAAGTCGGAGACATACCTCATGCGTTTCTCTTGTCTACGCCCTTGTTTTGGGAGAAATTCCCGTGGTCGCTGTTAGCCTCTGGTTGCGTCGCTTTTGATTCTTCTTTCATTTGTTGACCGTTGATCCATGCACCAGTCGCATTGCGATGTTGCTGGCGCACGGCTTCTGATTGCTCGTCTTTAAGTGTGATAGCCATTTCATTCTCCTAAGTTTCGTTGGGTAAGGTTTTGCAGTTTGATAGCAGTCTGCTCCTGCTCTTGTCGAAGTTTGACCTCGTCTAAGGTCAAATCGGCAGTCTTCATTCGCTCTGTCGTGAGGTTGTCCTCGGCGTTCATTGCGATCTTGACTTGACGATCTTTTTCTTTCTGCGCTATTTCCGCTTGGAACTTCTGCGTATCGAAGGCAAGGCGTGCTTGGTCTTCTGCGGCGCGGCGCTGTGTCTCGGCCATAGAAGCCTGCAACACTGCTTGTGCCTCGCCATCCATCGGCGGGGGCGCGGGTTTGAACTGTTGCATCATCTGTCCCAACTGCTCCAGCGCAGGCAACAAACCTTTGAACACCTCTTCGGTATCCATCGACAGGTGCGTAGAGGCCAAGGCCACCGCGTTGTCGATCTGCTTGACCAGTTTGCTGTCTTCGTACTTGCCAAACTGCACGCCAGTGTCGCCTTGGACATAGGTGGACATCTGGCTGGTGTACCAGAGCATCATGTGTTGCTTGATGTGTTCCAGCGCGTTCGGAATGTACTTGGGCGCGATTAGGCGGTTTGATCCCAAAGCAGGATCGAGCGCAAAGGCCAAGTGGGCTTGAATGTGAGCCAACTGATCCTGACGCGGGTAAGCGAAGGCTGGTCGGCCCAGTGCCATAGCGGAGTTCTCGTCTGCGGCATTCATCTCCGCAGGCTTGCTGGCATTCGGTATCAACTCGTTCACATTCGGAATCTTCAACTGCTTGAGCATTCGATTCACGACGGCACGCTGGTCAAAAATTGCAGGGAACTGTGTGGACAACTGCAACACAGACTGCATCTGGGCCACGCGCTGTGTCTCAGAGAAAATGTGGGGATCACTTACAGGCACGATGTCGCTGTTGCGCTTGAAGTCTTCCTTCTTGATGGGCAACTCTGCGACCATGTCGCCACGCTTTTGCTCGTCCAAGTACCAGCGGTTCAAGCGGGCAACAACGCCAATGACTCGGCGCTGGCTCTCGTGCAAGCGTGCGTGAATGGAAGAGAACACCACAGCGCCCTGCTCAATCAAAGCCTGCGTGGTGCCTACTGGCATCGTGGATTTGGCGTCGGCGATCTTCTCTTCAGCGGTAGTGACCACGCCTTTGGCGGCGGTGGTGATCCAGCCTAGCAACTCAAACAGCACCTGTGAGGGTGGGTTGAAGGGCATAGGCATAGCGATCTTGCGGATGTCATCGACCCCGGGGGCGCTCTCGATCTCGGTCACCTGCGTCACTTCGATCTGCTGACTTGCGCCAGAGATGCGGGCACCCTTCAACTTCAGCATCGTGGCCGAGTTGTTGATGTGTGCAGTGTCCAGCAAGGCCCGTAATGCGCCCGTCAAGGCCGCGCTGAGACCTCCGATGAGGTGAGGTAGCCCAACAGCGTATGCGCCCCTCCAAGGGATGAATTTGAACTCGACGATCCAGTCCAACTTTTCCATTGACTCGTCGCCCTCTTCCCAGTTGCGGTAGAGGCCAAGCACTTTGCTCTCTAACTCGTCAACCATCAGGATGTAAGGGGCGGAGTCGCCATTAGTGATTGGGTCGTCGTCAATCGACAGCCATGTGTAAATGTGGAAAACACGGCGCAGGCCGTCTTCGTTGTCATCCCACGACTTGCCTTCAATCTTGTTGTTGGCTTTTTCTGCGGCTGTCTGCTCTGGTTCGGCGGATGCGCGGATCAGGCTGATGTCGCGGTACAGGCCACGGTCGATGCGCTGTTGCATCTCCCAACCAGTGATGTCTTGCTGTTCTGTCACGCGCTGGGCGGTGTAGAAGTTCACTGCCGCGAAGGGCAGAAGGATGTTGTCGATAGGCACAAACTCAGCGCAAGGGCGGCGCTTCTTGTCGTCGTACCAGATTTTCATAAACTGTGAGCCGCCAAGTGGCAACTGCGTGAGCAACTGCTCTTGCTCGTCGCGGAACTCTTGCATCTGCTCGGTCAACTGCCAATTTAAGTAGTCGCGCTTGCGTTCTGCGGTCTCGGTCTTCTCGTCAGTGACATCGCCCAAAATCTTTGTACGCACTGGGCCGTCAGGTGGGAACATTTCCTTGATGGCGCGGGCGGCAAAATCAACGCAAGCCTCGGCCATGATGGGGTGAACAACCTTGCTGGCACCGAAGAAGTTAGCACCCCCGGGGGCGTCATCCCCCAAGCCCGTGCGCTTGAGTCCCTCTTCGTATTGTTTGTCTCGCTTCTCGCGGGCTTCCTTGTCCTTCTCGATCAGATCAAGGTATCGCATACCAATCTTCTCAAGGTCGAACAGGTTGATGGTCTCCGCAAGGTTCTCGTAAAAGTCTGGGTTCTCTTCTGGGCCTTTGAACTCGCCAAGAGTCACAATGGCCGAGCCATCTTCCAACTCCTCGACATCCTGATTCTCTTCTTCTAAATCAGCAACAGCACCGCCGTCGTCAGTCATCTTTAGCCCGTCGATAAAGCGGTCTGCGTTGGGGTCGTTTGGAAATTGTGTTGCCATAGTCTTCTCACTTCATCAATGTAAGCCCACCGCGTGCTTGGCGGCGAACTGGTGTTTCTTTGAACATGATAGCCATTGGCTTGGTAGCCTTTGGATTTGCCATGCCTTGGTAGCCGTATTCCTTGACCAAACGCTCAACATCGTTTGCATCTTGCAAGGGGTAGGTCACGCCTTGGTTGTATTTTGCCGTGAATGGCGTGCGGTTTGACTCGCGTGCTAGTTTTTGAAAGTTCAGGGGGTCTTGCGTGATGTCGTACAGGCTGGATGCTTCGCCACGGTAGCGGTTTACGCCGAGGCCAGCCTCTGGTGCCACGGTTCCCGGCTCCCCTAAGTAAAAATACGAGCGATCCTTCACGCCACCAGCATAGTCGCGCAGGCGCTCGGCCTCCGCCCCCTTGATGCCAGTGCCATACCTCTTGGGGTCTAACATCTGCAAGTTGGGGTCGTTGCTGAAGTGAGTCAAAACCGATTGGGTTTCGGTTCCCTTTACGGGTCGGTTTGCGGCTTCAAGATATGAAGGCATTCCGCCAGTGTACTTTGGACTCAAGAACTCAGGAGGCAATAGAACGGCCTTGTTGGGCGCGAACTCAAAGCCTGAATAGGCTTGCCGCTTGGCCGCAATGATCTCATTTAGCAGAGCCTTGTCACCCTTCCTGCGGGCTTCGTTTGCCATGCTGTCATACATTGCCAATTCGGCCTTCAAGTTTGCGTTCAGTGGGCTGTAGTTGACCATCGAATTTTGACCACGGGTTTCCGCCGTCATAGCCAACCTTGCTAGTGGGCTGTACATCTGGCTGTGGATGGCCCATGCCATCTCTTCACCCTTGGGGCCAAACTGGTTGCCGTAAATGGCGTGACCAAGCAGGTCATGCACTGCGCGGAACTTTTCGTTCTCGTTCAAGCCAGACGCTGGGTCTACGCGGTTCAAGAAGTCGTGCTTGTCACCGCCTTGGTACACATACAAGTGTTTGTTGCCGTGGACATCCGAGGCCATATCCATAGCCCCGTTGTAGTTGCCCTCGCCTGCGCGGTGGTACGAGAAGTTGTAAGGCAAGGCTTTGAACTGGTCGTCGGTCTCTTTTGCAAGTTGGCGGTAAGCCTTCTCCATCAGGTCGTCGTAGTTCTTTGCGCCAGCCTGCTCAAGCACATCAGGCATTTGCTGGGCATAAGCATCAAAGACCGCAGTCTTGTACTCAGGCGATCCATCAACCGCAAGTTGTTGCGTGCGGCCAATGGCTGATTGCTTAACGAGCGAACTTTCAGGAATGTCAGGAAAAACAAAGTCAGTGCCTTGAGTCTCCTGCGTGTATTTCTTCGCAATGTTCAGCGGCTCGTTTGCAACTGGGTCAGCAATTATTCGACCCACCTCTTCTGACGATAAGAGTTGCGGAGTTTCGCGTCCAATTGATCCTGCTCCTCCTCCGAGAGGGGCTGGGCTTTGAAGTTCATCCGCTTCTCTAATTCCTCGCGTCTTTGCCTTACTTGTGTCAAGTGTTGTTGGGCTGACTCTGAAAAATGGCCCTTCTTGTTTTGTAGCATATGTTGCTCCTGTTGGCTTCCCTGCCGATGCAGTCTTCGCCTCTGTTGCCAGAGGGGATAGTTTACTCGAACTGATTGCGCTTGATGCTTTATTGAGCAACTCAGGCGCTTTCTTAGCCGCGTCTGTTGCTTTCATCGCACCCTTGATCATTGCCGTGGGGCTGGCAAAACTTAAAGCGGTCTCCATCATGGGGCGCTCTTCGCCTGAAGTGACGCCCGTCTTGTTCATCAATTCCTTTAGGTGTTCAGACCCAAGGAATGGCTTCTCGCTTCCTGCGCCAACAACATTCAGTCCCATGTTGAAAAGGTCAACGCCTGCGCTCAATGGATTGTTTGCCAGCACGCCACGGTTAAGCAAGTCCGTGATGGCGCGTGGCTTTTTTAGGCTGGACAATTCTTCCTTGCCCTGCTCCTTTGCCGCTTTGGCAAGGTACTCGGCCATCAAGCCAGCCTTGGTCTCGCGGTCTGGAGGAACCGTCAGGTTCTCCTCTGGTGATGCAATACCGCCACCGTCAAACTTCTGGGGCTTCTTGACTGCACCGCCAAGGGCTTTGTGCATGACAAACCGCTTGTGGAAACGCGCCATGTCTTCTGGTGATTCTTGTCGAGCGGCACCGCCTTTGGCAAACTTTTCAAATTGCTCAACAGGCACAGAACCTGTATCCATTTTGGGGTTTAACTTACGATTGAGTTCTTTTTGAAATTCCCCAACTGGGTCTTTGCCTGAGAAATATTTGTATCCCTCATAGCCTAGATTCAAAGCAGAGCCAAGTGGGCTTGTCGGAAGTTTTGGCATTTCTTTAACCGCTTTGTGCATTTTTTCTAAGACACTTTTATCCATTGGCTTTTCTTCTTCAAAGCCTTGAGTCTTCTTAGTTGGCATAAGCATAGCGCCACCCTCGGCCTTGCTCAAGTCTGGGTGATTGATGTCGTAGGTGCCTTGGTTGCCAATCGCGCTCTTGATTGCGTTAGGGTTGTACGACACCACCTCGGACAACTCGTCGCCTCGATACTGCATGATGCCGTCGTAGCCTTGGGCCTGCGCCCTGCTCTGAATCTGCTTGCCGATATTACCCTTCTCTTCAAACGCCTTCTCCACCAATCGGATGGCGCTTGCCTCATCCATGCCAAGGCCCATAAGAGCATCAGCCGCTGGGTCAATGTTCCTGCCTGACTTACCAATGATGAGAGGGTTCTTAATCTGGGCATAGACTGGCAACATATTGCCGCCTGCCTGTCCTTCACGCAGTCTGCCTGCCGCACGGTCAGCCATAAACTGGTCAGCCATCTTCTTGGTGTAATCGTTACCCTGACTCATCATCGCAAGCGCCTCGTCATTAGGAATGCCCGTGTAACTACTTGCGTGTGGTGTGTTGGGGGTCATGTATACCCCAGAGCCTAACGCGCCCTCCTTGCTAGGTTTAAGGCGGCGTATGGCCTCTTTCCCTTTACCGCCCTCAGTGGCCGTCGTGCCGTGGTACAGGCGTTGTTGCACCTTACTTGGCTCAAGCATCTTCTTAAGGTTGGCCTCGGCCATTGCCGCATCCGCCGCAGTGCTGGCCTTGTTGAAAGCACCCATCACGCCTTTGGCTACCTTGCCACCGTCAATCATGTGGACTGGCTTATCAAAGATGCTTCCGCCGCTTGCCATCTTGACTGGCTTACTGCTGACGCGGCCACCGATGGCCTTGTGCATTGCATACCGCTTTTGGAATCGGGCCATATCCTCTGGACTCTCCTCGCTCCTGACGACTCCACCCTTCTTCTGCCCAGCCTTTTGCATCTTGGTCAACAGCGCCTCGGTCAACTGCACCGTGGGATCGTTCTTCGTGTAGTCCATCAGCGTGACGGGTCGGTTCTTACCCTGCGCGGCCAAGTCAAGCGCCTTCTGCACTTCCCAGTCGCTGTACACATCTCTGATGGGCACGGGAATGTAGTTCACGCCAAGGTCTTCGCCAGTCAAAATCTTGCGGTAGTCGCTGTGCAGGTCAGGGCGGTCAATGACACTGCCATCAAGCCTGAACAGCCTGTTGCCTAAATCGAGCGTGCCAGCACTTGCCACATTGGGGTCGAGGTTCTTCTCAAGCAACTCCTCCACAGGCACCGTGCGGCCCTTCTCACCACCTACACCACGGCCAGCAAAGATGTCAGCCATCAGGGCGCGTTGGTTATAGGTTGTCACCTTCTGGCGGAACCTGTTGGAGCCTAAGTCAATGCCGTTAGGGAAGATCAACTTGCCCTGATTGTCCACCTTAGTGCTGGCGTAGTCGCTTAACTTCTGTATCTCGTCGGGAGACATATTCTTGCGCTGGCTGGCAAAGATGTCAGCGAACTTGCCAAATAGGGTTGAGTTGGACTTGTGTTGCTCAAGGCCACCGACCGACGGTGTCCAGATCACCTTGGCACCTGCGGGAACACCAGCCTTGTTGCGGTTCAGGATACGCGTTGCCATCTTCTGGTCGGTCACGCCTGCCGCCGCCTTTGCCTTGGCGTAGTTGGGGTCAACAAGTTGGATGCCAGAGAACCCGGGGCCACCCTTCTTGCCCTCAGACAGATCAACCTTCATGCGGTCATAGAAGATCGGCTTCATATACGCGCCCTCATGCTGGCCGTAAGCCTCCGACGCCTTGATGGGAGGGTTAGCCGCCTCCAGCGCCAGCCTCTTGGCCTCCAGCGCCTGATCTGCCGCACGGCTTGCGTTGCGCACGGCGCTCAATCCGCCTTTGATTACTTTGGTTGGGTCAGCCATGTTGCTCCTTATGCCGCATACGGGTTCACCCGTTTCTGTTGGGTGAACTCCAGATAGTCGTCGTCATTATCAGGCGGTTCTGGATTGATGTCGAGCCAGTTCATGTCCTTCAATAACCGAATCGCTTGTGTCGCGCTGTCCACATAGTCGTCATGCGCCGCATCAGGGAACGCGCATATCTGGGACAGGAAGCCCTCGGCCCAACTCCTGACATAGCCCTTGTGGGTGTCGGACTCAGGAAGCCAGACACGGCCAGTCGCGAAGATGGACGCGGTGATCTGTAGGCGTTGCATCTTGTCAGCCCTGCCGGGGTTGTAGGCACGCACAGGCAGGTGGGCATAGCGCAACTCTTGGATCAGGGATATGCCTGCGGCTTTGTCCTCCACGAGGATCAGGTCAGGCCGCTTGGCCTCTCTGCCTTCACCGTAGGACACACGCCACTCCTCTAGCACCTTGGGCTTGAGTTTAGGGAAGGACAGGTGTTCAGCCCAGCAGTCGATCAGAAGCACGCTCATAGGCCCGTCCTGCGGCTTGAACACGCCCCATGTCGTCATGGCCGTCGGGTCGTTGTGTTCCTTCTCTGAGAAGGCGCAGTCATAGGACTGCACGATGTACTCGAACTTAGGGAAGGGCTTATGCGCAGGCCACAACTTGAACATATCGCGGCTGACCACCTTGCCGTCTTCGAGGTCAACGATCTGACCTAGCACCTCCTGCTCATACAACTTACTGCCCTTGTACGAGTCCAACTGCCGCTGGAATGCCTTGTCGAGGTTCTTGGCGTTGTCGAAGGTGCTGGCGCGGGACACCACCACATCGTCACCCTCGCGGCCCACCAGATCAAGGATCAAGTCCTTGGGGCGCGGTGTCGTGGTCACGATCACACGAGGCTGGCTGTGGGGCTTGTCGTCTGGCTTGATACGCAGGCCAAGCATCATGTTGTCCCACGCCTCGTTTGGGCCAAGGTAGTTGAATGCGGCCAACTCGTCGCACCACACAAAGGATGAGTTGATGCCGCGCAGGCGGTCATACGAGTCTGCTGATACACCACGAATCTTGGAGCCGTTGCTCAACTTGATCAGGTGGTCTTGCTTGTTGTAGTCGGTCACCAGTGCTTCAGGAATGCAGGCAAGCAATCCTGACGGCCCTTCAAAGCAAGTGAATTTTAAGTCCCCCGAAGTGGGAGCCAAAACGATGCTCATCGTGTTCGGGTGCGTCCATGCCCACCACCACAAAGCCTCGGCGGCTGACCTCGTCTTGCCTGCACCCCTGCCCGCAAGCATCAAGAACACTCGGTAATCCAGATGCAGGTCTGGCGGTATCTGGTAGGCGTGCGCCTTGGCTATCCACTGAGCGTGCGCGATGAAAGCGATTCGGTTATGTTCGGGCAGAGTCTCGAACTCGGCCACCGTCTGGTCATCGAACAGGTCAGCCAGCACGCTTGGTCATCTCCATGTTGCGGATGATCTCCTCGAACTTGCTGGCCGTCGCATCCTGCGTCGCAATGGGCGCGGCACCCTCGACGCCGTGCAGGCCCAACTTGTCGCCGTACTTCTTTGGCTTGAGTTTCATGGCCGTCCACTTACGGGCCTCGATGCGGTTCTTCTGCCAAGCAATGTAGGTTTGGTCAAGATAAGTCCGACCGTCCTTATCGGTGTACTCAGGAGGATGCTCGTCGGCAATGTCGATGATCTCGTCGGCGTTGGTGTCGGCCTGCTCCTCACGAGCGCGTGCGTATTGCTCCGCAAAGACGGCGTGGCGAATCAACCACTCATAAACCGTAGACTGCGCTGGAAGTCTCCCAGCAGTGTCAGCCTTCAGTATCTGCCTTAGACTCATCCCCTCACTTAGCATCATGCATATGAAGTCTGCTGTCTCTTGGTTGTACTTTGTTGGCCTGCCTGTTTTTGCGGGCGTAGAAGCCTTCGTGGCCTTTGCGGCTACCTTGGCCTTCCCAATGGCTTTCGCGGCCTCCTGTGCCGCTCTAGTGTTCTTTGCGGGCCTCTTTGGCCCCTTCGGTGTTTCTGGCATGACCCATATTCCCCATAGTGTCGAATTGATCGCAGTGTAATCGATTCGCTTTGGGTTCGCCAGTCTATGCTTTGGGCATAGGAATACCAATCAAGGCCATTGCCTTGTCTCACCTACATCAACGACCAATCTGATCTGAAGATGTTGTCGGCCTCGGCCTTTGGGGCCAAGAACCGACTCGGTTTTATTTCGGTTGCGATTCGCTACATAGGTTCTTGACATACGCGCTGGACACCTGCTTCATGCAGTCTTCCTCATCCAGCGTGAAGTCTGGCACCCACATCCAGAACATCAAAAACGCAATAAAGATTATACCAATAATTAACTTTTGCAACACGGTCTCCTCGGGTAATTGTTGGCTCGGCAGGTCTTTCATCATGTCGTCAATCTCCTGTTTGTTCATCGTCGTC